CCAATAAGAACACTCACTCCGAGTTTTACAGAGGTGTAATATCTCTCTGACATACTGGTCTTTTCCATTTTCTTTTACTTCTTCTTGTAGTTTCTTATTGCTACCCCAATAGAACATCCAATCACTTGAAACCCGTGATCGTTTCTTTTTGCCTTTGACCTGCTTGGTTTTGGATTTGGTAAAGAATTTCTTACCAATGTATTTGCGACCTGTTTTTAGGTGCGTAATCATATAGACGAAACCAAAGGCCTCGCCTATATGTTCTTCTGTAAATTCATCTGTTGTATTAAGAAAAAACCAACTCATTCATCCTCATCCTCAATAGTGTCCATACCTTCTAGTATGTATTCGCCGCAGAATGGACAGTTTTGAGGATCGGATTCGGTTTGTTCTTCGTTATATTTGAGTGTGAATTCAGAACTACACTCATCGCATATATGGTGTAGTGATGCCATTAGTTACACCATGATTGTTTAGCTTCACCAAAGTATTCACGAGCAAAGCCGTTTTGAATAAGCATGGTGCGTAGTGATTGACCATTGAGAATTATATCACCAAGAACACGGCCGCCAAATTTATCCCAACCATATAAGACCACTTGGCGTTTTTGTGCCTGTGCTACGGCGTTCTTTGTAAACTCTGTTGCGGCTTTACCACGAGCATCTTCTGAAGGACATTGAGCTCTAAAACCTTTTTCTGGAGTATCTACACCAAACACACGAACCGCTAATTCTGGTTTCAATGGTTGTGGCAAAAATGGCGCAGCGATTACAACTGTATCGCCATCATTTACACGGACAATCTGTGCATCATACATCACGCCCTGTGGTGTTTTCTGTGCATATGCTGGCACCGTAATGGCAACCAGTAGTGCTATAAAAATGTATAGTTTCATTTTGCTAACCTTAAAAATTTAAAAATGTTAAACCACATCCAACCAATATCAAATTCGTACCACTTGTTACTCAATTTTGGATTTCCTGGTGAATTGTGGTGATTATTATGTAGTTCTTCTCCACCAACAATGATACCAAGTGGAAAAATGTTTTTTGATTGGTCTTTTGTTTTCCAATTAATATATCCAATACAATGACCAACACCATTGATGACACCTGCTGCCCAAAAAGGAATCCATGCCATTTGTATTAACCAGATAACAATACCCCATCCATTAAACATCAAAGTATTAAAAATTAACAATAAAGTAAAACCAATCTTACTGTGTTTACTGTAAACATTTCTTTCCATCCAATCATCTGGTGTTCCTGTGCCGTATATTTGTACCATCTTTTTATCATTTGCGGCTTTAGCATATAACCATGCACCACCAATTAACATTCTTAAAAGGCCTTCGTTATATGGTGAATGTGGATCAGAAGGTTTATCTGTATTTGAATGATGTTTACGATGAACTGCAACCCATTCTTTTGTTACCATACCTGTGGTTAACCATAACCAAAATCGCATAAAATGACTAACAATTGGATGAAACTCAATTCCACGATGCGCTTGGCTTCTGTGTAAAAAAAGAGTAACACACACAATTGTTATGTGTGTGCATATGAGCAAATAAATGAGTTCTATCAATTAATTAACAACTTTTCGTATAATGTTTCTCATAGTTTCATCTTGAGGATACCTTTTCCCTATAAGATCTCTATTTAAAGGAGATAAACAATCTATTTTGTATGTACATGGTTCTGGATCTACAGACCATCGAGCCCAAGCCATACCTCTTGGTTGTTTTTTTGGTTTATGTCCCATATGTGATTGTCTAGTGTCAGCAAAAAACATAGTACCGGCCGAACCAAAAATATCTATTTTATGACCATCTTTTTGTTCAAAACAATGAGCACCATCTTCAATTTCATAAACATCATTTAAATAAACAAACAAAGCTAAAAAGTTTTCACTATCACCATCTTTATGCCATGTTTGAACGCCGTGATAATTTTCACCAGTTGTATTGCTATAAAAAGCATTATAACTGTATAAGACTATGTTATTTGTTTCAAAATATTCTATGGCAGTTTCAGTCATTTTTAATGAAATTTCAAACCAGTGTGGAGCAAGAATAACATTGTGCATTGAAACAGAACTACAATGATTTGGTGCAGAGTGTTTATCTTCTAATGTTTCTGTTTTGTTAGCTTTTACATGACCATCATACCAATTTGAATTATCCAAATAATTTTTAAATTCATCAATAATTTCTTTTTTTAAACAACCAACATTACTCCAACCATTTTTACGAATATTATTTACGATTGTTGTTTTGTCTACTATTGTATTTTCTATTATCATGTGTTCCTTTTAATTAAGCAGCTTTGCCCCAAACATCGTCCCAATTGCCAGACAAGGCACCTTTAGCATAATCAGTTACACGATTCTCAAAGAAGTTACCATGCACAGGACTATTTACCATTTCTTCTACCCATGGCAAAGGATTCTTTTTAACTTTAAAAATTCCTTTTAATCCCAAAGATATGAGGCGTCTATCTGCTATGTATCTAATGTATTGTTTTACATCTTCTTTTGTCAATTTTGACATTTCGCCCATATCAAATGCGAGGTCAATAAATTTATCTTCTAATTCAACCATTTTACCTGCAATTGTATATAATTGGCCTTTAAGATCATCGTTCCAAATTTCTTTATTTTCTTCAATATATTGTCTAAACAATTTAATCATTGATTCTGTGTGCATTGTTTCATCTACAATAGACCATGTAACAATTTGACCCATGCCTTTCATTGTACCATTGCGTGGGAAGTTTAATAACATGATAAATGAACTGAACAACTGCATACCTTCAGTAAATGCTGAAAATACAGCAATATGCTTTGCGGTGTTTTCTTTTGAAGAATTCTGTGATGAAATGTCTAGAACATAGTCATGTTTCTGCCTCATCGCATCGTATTCTAAAAACTGATTGTACATGGTGTCAGGCAAACCAAGAGTTTCAATCAGGTGCGAATAAGCAGCAATATGCAATGCCTCACGAGCCGCAAAGCCTAATAGCATCATACGAACTTCTGGTTGTGGAAAATATGGTAGATAATTCTTTACATAACCACCTGCCACATCCACATCACCTTGTGTAAAGAAACGGAAAATATGTGTTAGAAATTGTTTCTCACTTGCAGTTAGTCTATTCTTCCAATCTTTTACATCTTCGAGCATTGGTACTTCGGTGTGTAACCAATGAATCTGCTCATGTTTTAACCATGCTTCATAGGCCCAAGGATAATGGAAAGGTTTGAACGATTGTCTTTCATCCATTAGGTTATGTTTTTTCTTTGTCATTTTAATCCTTTTTTATTAGTCTTATTATTTGTGCAGGTATATCTAGTTCCCACCATTTTACTTTTTCATTCCAATTTTGTGGGTTGTAGTGGTGGTTATTATGCCATTCGCCGCCTACAATTCCTACAAACAAGTTATTCGATGATAAATCGTCCGTTTCAAAATTTCTATAATTTAATGGATTTTTCACATGAGAAAACACGTTTACATATGCAACTCCAAACAATGCAATCACTATGCCAATATTGTATGAGAATGCTAAACCAACATCAATCAACAACAACGCAATATAAAAAAACAAAATAACTAAACTATAATTTTTATGAGAGTGTATGGCCCAATCGTCAATCTTTCGGTTTCTGTCTAATAAGTTTACACTATCTAGTTTCCATTTAAAAAACATCACATTCAGATAGCCAATCTTTGTTGGTGCATGAGTATCTTTATCTGTATCTGAATGTTTGTGGTGTGCTCTATGTGCCAAAGCATATGAAAATGGTGAACCAAAAGAAACTAAACAACTGCTATAGCACATTAAAATATGCCAAAACTTATTTACGTCAAATGATCCGTGTGAAAAATAACGGTGTAGTGCTATGTGATGTGACCACCACAGTAGGACCGCATACCAAATAAAAGGCAAAGCCACATACCACCAAGAAAAATTAAAGTAAATGTAAACTAGACCAACAACTGCAAGTAGTACCTGTATCAGAATTGTAATTTGTGATACTTGGTAGGTGCAGGTGAAAACATTTCTTTTAAACGTATTGAGGTTTATCATTTAACTTGTAAGATGCTTCTATCATCTTTTGTTCCATTTTGAATTTAGCTACATGAAATTCTCTACCAATCGTGTAAGCCATTTTTCTAAAAATGTCAATTTTTATTGAATCTATTACTTTTCGATAATTCTTTGCTTCTTCAATCAAAACATTTATATCGCCATTATATTTGAAATTTTGAGTTATTCCTTGTGTGTCATAAGCATCGCAAATTATATGATACCTATCTTCATCCGAATCATTACGGATTTGATGCATACAATTAACCCATAACATATAAACCGATCCATCTGCTGGCATATGCGCTTCGCCATGTTCTGTCCAATGTACACAATTTTCATTTGTTATTAATGGTATGTGTATTCGTGCAAGGTATTTTTCTGATGGTGCATCACGATGAATAATACTCTTTGAGTGTGGTTTTAAACAAGTTAACCTCATTCTACGAGGATAAAAACCTTTAGATTCTAAAAAATCAACAACATCACTTAAAGCACCAACACACGCATTGGTTTTATTTTTATGTTCAAAAGCATGAGAGTAATCTAAAAATTTAGCTAAGTGATAATTAAAAGTGCCTGATTTCCAGTATTTGCGGTAGCACTTCTCTATGCCAACTTGGAAACCATCACGATAGTCACCACTTCTACTTTGTAAATTCCATCCGCCAAAATTATTATAACCAAATTCAGAGCCTTGAAACATCATTGGTCCAACTTTTTTAACTTCATCTAAAGACTCTCTCAATAATTTTATATCTACACCATAAGGTAATTTTTCAATCCATTGCATATTATCCCTCGCAAGCTAAACACACTTCTTCTGTAACCAATGCCTTCAAATCAATTTCTTCAATCACTTGGCGTTCTATCTTTTTACTTACTTTATCGGCCTTGGCCAATTTTTCACTACGGCAATAGTATAGAGTTTTCAGTCCTTGTTTCCATGCTTGAAAGTGAACTGCATGGAGATATTTTACATTAACATCCGGTCGAAAAAAGAGGTTGACCGATTGAGCTTGATCAATGTAACTCTGTCTGTTAGCTGCATGGTCCACGACCCATCTCTGGTCAATTTCCATAGAGGTTTTATACACATCTTTTTGCCATTCATCCAAAAAGTTGAGATGTTGAATACTTCCGTCATTGGCGATGATTGATGACCAAATCTCATTATAATCGAGTTTTTCATCTGCATCACATTTCTCCTTAATGATTGCGTCTAGATAACGATTCTTATTAAGATAAGAACCACTTAATGTGTCCTGTCGATAAGCATTAGCCCGAAAAGGCTCAACAGAAGGGCTAGTGTTACCCATGATGATGGATGAACTAGCATTAGGAGCAATAGCAAGCATATGTGAAAACCTTTGGCCTGTGCCTTTGGCATCAGGTGCTTCACCTCTTTGTTTTCCTAGATATATGTTTGCTTGATCCAAATACGCTCTGATGTGTTTAAACATTTTCAAATTTGCGCCTGTTGCTTGTGCTGATTCCCACGGAATATTATTTTTTTGCAGATAAGCATGATAACCTAAAGCACCAATGCCAATACTTCTTTCCATTGTAGCAGAGTATTTTGCTCGCTGAACGGTGTCTGGTGCATTGTCAATAAAATACTGTAATACATTGTCAAGCATTTCTGCTACATCACGCAGAAACAATGGATCATTTTTCCATTCATCATAGTATTCTAAATTAACCGATGAAAGGCAACATACAGCTGTTCTCTCTTTATCTGTAGGCAAAATAATTTCAGAACATAGATTTGATTGTTTGATAGACAAGCCAAGTTTCTTTTGGAATTCTGGCATTGCACGATTACTTGTATCAATGAAGTGAAGATATGGTTCACCTGTTTGCATACGAATTTCAAGTATACGCTGCCATAATTCACGAGCAGAAATTGTGTCACGCACTTCACCGCTATGTGGATCTTTTAAATTCCATGTATCATCTGCTTCTGGATCAAGCATACACTTTTCAATGAGGCGCATGAAATCATCCGTAACATTAATACCATGGTGTAAATTCTGACAACGCATATTTTGATCGCCAGTTGGTTTACGCATTTCTAAAAAAATAAGAATATCAGGATGGCTAATGTCGAGATAAGCAGCGTAACTGCCACGCCTGGTGCGGCCTTGTCTGTAAGCCAAACTAGAAGCATCATAAGTGCGAAGATGAGGCATGACACCAACAGATTTGTCGTCAGCCGAACGAATTCCAATACCGATTCCAACTCCGCCTCCTAGCATCGAAAGCCAATTAACTTCTGCGAGGCAATCGACCAAACCTTCCGCAGAATCATCCAAGTACGGTAGAAAACATGAAATAGGAAGACCCCGCTTGCTCCGACCAAAGCTAAGAATGGGAGTGCTATAAGAAAGCCAATGTCTAGAGCTATACTCATATAGCCTTTGCGAGTGTTCAATGTTCGACCCAAAAGACTTAGATACATATGCAAACCTTTCTTGTGGTGAGTTTTCATCCTCACGCATATAACTTTCTTTTAACCTTTTCACACCTAATTCATCAAATAGAGAATCACGGGAAAAATCAACGGTGATACCGTGGATAATATCAGACATTAAAACCTCTTATAATTATTGTGTTATAAATTCATTCGCCATCGGAAATACTTTGGCGATTACTTCAGCGCACTTCTTTGCTATTTCGATGTGTTCTCTCTGTGTGCCATTTGCAGAACGGAGTTCTATGTAGTGTATCCAACTACGCAAAGTTCCATTCATATACAAACGAGAAACAGTATTGCCTTCGGGCAGAACAGCCCTAGCCTGTTCCTTTGCTATGCCTTTTTCAATTGCCCAACGATATGTTTCTTTGGCAAGTGCAATAAGGACTTTTTGTTTATGTTTCCATTCATCACAAATCATAGCCTGACCCAATGTTCCATCCATTTTAATACTATTCTGTCTATTCTTTGGGTCTTGAAATCTGGCATCTCTTAATACAAATTCTAGGTCTTTGGTAGGATCAGCATAACGCTGTGAAAACTCCTGGAAAGAAAAAGAGCGGTGTCTTAACATCTGCCTTGCTATATCTCTTGTGGTTTCTATTTCTAAACAAACACTCACCATTTCTAATGGTGACCAATGCTGATTCTTTATGAGATAACGAATTAACTTCTCAGATGTTTCTTTATTTAATTGATTGCTAGGGTTCGACACCCTTGCACAGAAAGCAACCAATTCTTGCATATTCATCACATCAATTTCAACACCATCTTGTTTAGCTGGATCAATTGCGTGTTGAGAATAACTAATCAATTTTATATTCATACTTTTTTCCACATATTAAACTTTAACTGCGCCTCAATACTTCTGAAGGAGTTACTACTTATAATTCTTTCTATCTCATCCACGCTTTTTCCAGCAATAATCATTTCATTAATATCTTTTCCTACTGTACTACTTGGCCAAATTACGACATTATGACCTGATTTGATCGCATCTTGCATCATCTTTACGATTTCTTTATTGCGTGGTTCGTTATCAAAAATTAATATTTTCTCATCTGCTGAAATTTCATCTGATGCAATTATTAAGTTGGCATCACCACTTGCCACACAGTTGGTAAGGAACATTGAATCAATTGGGCCTTCAACAACTTTAATCTTTTGTTTTACATCAATTTTGTCCATACCATAGATTAACTTCTTTTGTGATTCATTGGTACGAATAGTGACATATCGGATTGTTTTGTCACTTGTTTCTAATGCACGGCCAGACACAGCAATTAGATCATCATATTCATCATAGAATGGAATTACAAGTCTAGCATCATCATATAATTGCTTACCGTGGTTTGGTATTAGAGCATCACAAAATTGTTTGTAGTGTTGTGTAAAGAGTAATTTGTTCCATCTATCTTTAGGTATTTGGCGCTTTATACAATATTCTAAACAATAATGTCCACTAGGTAATTTGTCAACCCATTCTGCGTGCTCAAATACTTTTGCTTTCTCAACTCGGCCAAATTTGGGCGGTTGTATGTTGAGGATTGTGTTGGCTGAATAGGAGTTATTGGATTCACCTGATTTATACTTTTCCAGAGTGTATTCTCGGTATAATGATTCATCAAGATGCTTGAGGAAGTTACCAACATTTGCGCCTACTCCACAGTTATGGCATTTAAAGATAAGGTCATTACCTTTTTGAAAGGTATAACCTCTTGCTTTGGATTTATTCTTTTGACTATCGCCGCAATACGGACAACTAAAATTATACAAATAGGAATTCTTCTGCTTGAAGTTACGCAAGCGAGAAGAAACTAAACGGACATACTTTGTATCAATGGGAAGTGACATAATATAATCATAACATAAAACTCACATAAAATCAAGTCTATTTGAATAGTGTACCTAAAACACCTAAGTTAACATTACCAATAATCCAACCAATAGCAATAGCGGCACCTAAAATCATCCATTTATACTTGTCAATTTCTTTAAGGGTGTCGCCCACTATATTATCGTGTTTTTTGTGGCTCATAAGGTCGACCCGTAGAGCATCAATTCTTTCAGAAATATGCCGTTCTACTTGGTCAATACGATCATGTAAATCTTTTATATCTTCTTTCAAATCTGATTCTACCTTTTCGTGTTGCTCATGCCTTTGTTCATGTAGTGTAATCATTCGAAGAATGTTAACATTTACCTCCTGAAGTTTTTCAATTGATTCAGAAAGCTTTTCACAAAGGCGGTCGGTCTGCTCAACATCTTTGCCAAGCAGACCTATCTTTAATTCAACTTCGTGTATTTTTTGTTCTTCTGGATACATTTACTTCTTTTCTGGAACCTTGGTGCCTTCTAACTTCTTATGCACTTTAATATCTTTACATTCTTGTACTGGTTTGCCATCTTTACCATTTACGATTTTACCTGCTTTGTCAACTTTGTCTTTACATACTCTTTTAATTTCTGCTTCAGCCGTTGCCGAAACTGCAAATACTAGACCTGCAATAAAAATAAGTGATTTCATTTTTGTTCCTTTTTAGCAAATTTTTCAGATGCGGTAAAACCTAAACCTGCAATCGCAATATACATCATACTTTCATAGATGGTATCTTTTACATCTAAATTCCAAATTAGGTCACCAATAAAACCTGCAGCACACAATACAAATGCGAGTAATGTAACAACTCTTTTGCTACTGATACCATCATCAGTACCATCTGTAAGCATACTATGATACCATTTCATTAATGACCACCCATCACATGAAGTGCGTGTTCATAATGTTTAATTCTATCTTCTAAACCAATATAACCACCATTGATTCGTCTTGTTAATTCTTTAATATCTCCTGTATCGGCCCACTTATTGAGATTGTTGGTTTCCCAGAACCAACAGGCAGATTGTGCAGCACCTTCAAATGTAGCAAGATACTCAGGAATCTGTTCAACAGGAGTTTCAATACTCATCGCAAAGTTTTCGTAATTGCTTTTACCTGTCAACTGAATCAGACCACGGCCGCAATACCTGAAACCATCACCTGAGGCTTCGTCACCATTTCCCATACGACTAGCGTAGATACGATTCGCAATTGCTTCTTGTTTGTTTGGTCTTGAAGCATAATCGTTTGCTAACTCATCGGTTGGAAAATACTTTGGAAATAGTTTACGCAACGATGCAGCACGATAATTTAAATTCTCTTTCAATGCCGTGAAACCACCAGATTCGTGAGCGCATTGTGCAATAAAGGCCGCAATACGATTTGGTGTATTGATCTCATAATCTGGCAACAGTTGAGCAAGGGCATTATGCCAATGCTGAACATATGGATTTTTAGGCAGTAATTGTTTTAATTGATCTAATGTAATCTCTGTCATGCTAACACACTCGCTGCTGAAATTGCGGCATTAATAGCCGTGTTTAATTGTTCTTTATATTGTAATTCTTCGGCATTCATTGATACTGCCTTTTCTACTTCTAAACCTTCCAATAAAGATTTATATTCTGCTGCATTTAATTGACCTGCACTATATGCGGCAGTGTAATCTTCGTATGATTGTGCTATTTGTTGTATATGATTCATCGTGGTTTCTTCCCTATGACTTTTTGGGCCACTTCAGCAGAGCGACCAATTTGTTGTAATTTGAGTTTGCAAAAAGTTTCAGATACATTAGGACTTTTAACATACAATTCCTTTCCTTGTTTAGCGAGTTCTACCAAATTACCTGCTAGTTTGGTAGTATCTTCATTACGAGGAATGTTTGTAGCAAAATTCTTCAGTTCAATTGTGGTAAAATACAAACTATCTAAATTCTGTTTTGACTTACTATTATCTTTACAATCTTCAGCATATAAATCTGCTTGGGTCTTAATACGATTGACCAATGCATATTCTGTGGTATCATAACCTGCCATCATATAAGCATCCCACAATGCACAACCTGATAATGAGGTTGAAATGATTGCAACTGCGATTAGTTTTTTCATTTTACACTATCACTTATTTGTTTTTGTTGTTTATGCCATTCAATCCATGCATCTAATTTATTTTTACATTCGTGATATGCACCATAATTAGCCGCAACCACTTGTAAAATATCACTCATCTCCGCATTATCTTTTACTTCTTTTAAACTTGGACAAGAAACCTTCATTTCGGCTGGCGCATCTGGAAAACTCATTTTAACTGGTATGGATTTAAAACAACCAGTCAACAACAAAGGCATTAGTAGTATGGTATATTTCATTTTACTTTTGCCGCATCGTTAAGTATTTTTACTACATCAGGTGAAATTTTGCACTCAGCATTTACTTTCACCTGAACTTCTTTAATTCTTTCTTGTATTACAACTTGTTGCTGCTTAATTGAATTGTTTTTATCTGTAAGTGCCTGACCTAGTTTGTCATTAGCATCTTTAGCTTTCTGTTCTGCAACTTTTACTTTTTCTTCAAACTTCTTGGCTTCTTCAATCCAAGATTTAGATGCAAACAAATAACCTTCAGCAAATATGGCAATAATTAACAATGGTAATGCAACTGTTTTAACAATTGCACCATAACTACTAATTACTGGAATTCTTGCGACTATTGAACCAAAAAAAGTACCAATGACACCTGCAATTAATGCAGCGTGAACAATGTAACTAATCCATGAGTTCAATAACCATAGTATCATTTATCTTGAGGCTTTCGAATAAACACAGCAAAAGGAACAACCTTTTTCTTATTGCGAAGGTTTACGCCAGGTTCACCTTGTTTACCTACGCCAATGCCAGCAATTTCTCCTGAACCAACATTGTTTACAGGAGAACCACCAACCATACCTACATCTTCACCCATTGCTCTTTGTAGGCCACGAATAGCAAACTCATGGTGCTGAAGGTGTTTTGGCCCTGCCCAATCTTGTTTATGAGAACGTAATGTATCTCTTTCTTTTTTCAAAGAAGATACTACCGTTTGTGTTTTAGTTATACCATGTTTTTTAACGAAATCACCATATGAACCCATGCCCATAGCTCTTTTGAATTCATCGTGTGCTGGTGTATCTTCTTTTAATTTTCGTGATTCAATATCTTTTGTAAGCTTTTCGTGTTCGGCTTTAAGTTTTTCTTGCTCAGCTTTCCAGTAGTTTTGACGCTCTGTAGCATCATAACCACCTTTTTTTAAACCACTTAGCAATCTTGTTTTAGCTGTATTGTTTTTTATCATTTTATTTTTCTGAGTGCTTGTGCTACGATCATATCTACTGGAATATCTGAAGAAAGTATATCTTGCCCTTTAATACTTCTTATTACCTCAGGCATACAACTCAAAAACAAAAGATATGTTTTGAGTGCTGAATAATCATCTTTCGCCATCTTAAAAAATAATAATCGTGTTGCAACTTCAGGACCAAAGACATTGTTTAAAACCACTAGGTGATTGATAACCAACTGTTCTCTTAATTCACCTAGTTTACGGTACCGTTTAAATAACCTTTTGAGGTAATTAAAGCGTTTCATATCTTCTCTAAATTCACTCATTATGCAATTTGGCTTATCATAAGCTTTCATCGCATATATCATTATGTTTTCATTCGTCAAATCTTCAAAAGACATTATACTTGTTCTTCTTCGTCTTCCTCCTCACCATCTGATAAAAGTTCATCCATTCTCGCATCATCGCCTACTTCAGCAAAAAACTCATAATGACCTTCATCGGTGAGATAATATAAAATATAAATGTTTGTCGTTAAATTTTCTTGGCCAAATTGCTCTATTTCAAAAGCAACTTCATCTCCTTCCGGGTTAGCATCGTAAAGTGCTGGCATGTCAAAACCAAAACGATGCAGCACTTTACGAATTGCTTGTATACCGCCTTCAGGAGAGAGAAAACTGCTATACAATTCATTTGTCAATCGATAGTTTATTTCCATACGAATTTTAGGATTGTCAATAGCTGACGATCCTTCACCCGTAGGTTCATGCGCCTCGATTGCTTGACCAGATTCAATACTGGTCAATTCTTCCATAAATTGTTTAAATTTCATTAATATAGAGTATCGCCGTCACCACGCATAGAACCCATAGCAACTAATGTTTCTGTAAGAACACGACCAGCACGACCACCCATTACTACTGTTAGTGATGCATTGGCACCAGCAATTGTTGCTGTTGGTGTTGATGTGTAATTACTACCACCATTGTTCAATTGAATACGGAGTAGTGCTCCAGTTGTGCCATCAAAATAAGCATAAGCATTAGCAGCTGATCCGCCACCACCGCCAGTAAATGTAACGGCAGCATTTGTGCCATATACACCACTATTTGCTGTAATGGAACCAACTGGACCAGAGCCAACTTTACGAACTACCCAACCGGCATGTTGTGGTTTTCCAAGGTTTGCAGCAGGTAAAAGTGCTTGTTCTGATGCATCGATACCAAATACGCCGATAGCTTCTCCAGCAATAAAAGCACCAACTTGTGTGTTTGCGTAATAGACCTGGGCATTTGCTGTAACTTGTGGTGTATTACCACCATAACCGGTCATAGCACTTTGCTTTGGTGCGTTATTCGCAGCGTCTAGATTTCCCCAAAGTGACATTGTTTCTCTCCTAAGAATTAAAATTTGATAATGTATTTATGCCTACACTCACTACTGTACTTTTGTTAATGTAGATGATAACTCCGGTTCTTTCTGAAAGGCATCTTCAGAACCTTTTTTCTTCTTCATAATATCTTTAACGATTGCAGCCTTTCGTGATTCTTCTTTGATAGGCTGTTTCTTCATCTTTTCTACTTGTTTCTGCATAGCAGAACGAGCAAGGTGCCGAGCAGTAGAATAACCTTTACCGTATTTGCCAGCAACTACACTTTGTTTTTTTGGTTTATCTGGTGTAAATGGTAAATTGTCAGTTTCTTCACTTACAGATTTCCAACCACCGCCCATGGCCTTGTATTTCTTTGCAGCCCAACCATTTGCATATGCTGAAGGATAAACATCAAACTTTGCTTTTGCTTGGGCTTTAGCCTGAGCCCATTTCTCTGGTGAGGTCGGAACATTCTTCTCATCAATCTGCTCAATTTCTTCTTTTGCTAATCGTTTCGTGGCACTTTTAATACCTTCAATTCGTTTATCTCCTTCGGCACTTTTTTTCATTGCGGAAGTAACCTGTTTGGTGAATCTATACATATTAGCAGCGGCATCTTTTTTTGATTTTACACTATCTGCTGCCTTGTCAATATAAGAAGCAAGCGTGGATTTTTTAAGTTCATCAATCTGCTCAACTTCTTCTTGCCTCATTAACCTGTATGAATTAGCAAAACTTTTTTCTTTTTGTGAAAGTGGTTTTCCCATTTTTGCTTTTCCTACAACAAATTTGTAGTAAGTATGGTGATCATCTTTTGGTGCTAATGATTTAAATTTATCATCAGGTTTTTTTTCATCTTCTTGTATCTCTGTTTCTTCACTCATTTCAGCAGTCAAGTAATTGGCTACAGTTGAAATGTAATCTTCTGCTAAAGTAATTTTGTTCTGACACCATTCTGGCAAATTATCAGCATCTTCAATCATATCATGCAATTTCTTTGCATTGGCCATAATAGAACGCAAATCAGATTTGGCCATATCGCCTTCTTGGTCATATTCACCAATGTCAAATTTATCTTTGATTGCTTCGTTCATATCTGTTTCCTCTTTATTCATTTTTGCCATTCTATCACGAGCTCGTAATGCAGTAGATGTGGATAGACCTTTAATACGGCGTTGCATAATGTTTTTAGCAATATCGCCGTATTCGCCGCCAGTATGTTTTGCGAGTGATTTAACATCAGCACGAGCTTTTGCTTGATATTCTTTATGTGCTTGTGCTGAAATCTCATCAATTTGCTCTGTTTCTTCTTTGAAACCTTTTTTCTTAAAGTTATCAAATTGTTTTGTGGTTGCTTTAACCACACCAGAAAATCTTTTGTCGGCCTTTGCAGTATTACCTTCTTTATCGGCCTTAGCAGAATCAGCTGCAGCTTTATTTTTATAACGATCCAAAAGTTCAGTAGATAACTCTGTGATATTTTTTTGTTTATATGATTTCATAGGCTCTTTATTTGGTTTATCTGTTAGTGTTGATTGTGCTGAGCCAGCCACTTGTTCTGTAGTACCATCAATATCTTCTTTCATTTCTTTACGGCGCTGTTCATTACTCTTGACATTTGGATGGTCAGCATTTTTATAAGGTGTTTTTCTAAAACCTTCTTTATCATAGTTGCCAGATTTCTTTTTAGAAATAGCAGTAGCTGCAGCAATAGCCGCAGCATTTGCTTCTTTTACACAAGATCCTTTTGCATATGCTTTCTTACCTGGTGTTGGTTTGTAACCAGGCCAACACCTTTCCTTCAAAGAAACGTTAGCACTATCAGAAGTTGTTCTTGGTGATGCCGTTGCTTTATTTGCTACCATATGAGGAACGGTAGGTTTAAACCTACCTTTCTCTCGGTGTTGCTCGCTGAAAACTTCAGACAACTTTTTCATTTCAGTCTTTCTTAGCCATTTTTGTTGCTGTGGCATACATTACATTTTTTGCACGCTCACCATAACGCTCTTTAAAACCAGACATTTTCTTTTTCATTGATTTAACAATTTCTTCTTTTTTGCTTGCTTCTGGTTTTGTAAGTGTGCGCTCTTCAATATCAATTTGTTCTACACCATTAATTACATTCGCATCAAGAACTTCAATTTCTTCTTGTTTTACTGCTTGAACAGATGCTTTAGCAACATCAGCTTTTTCTTTACCTTCAGATTTTGCTTGAGCTTTTTTAATTTCTTTGTTAAATTCTTCTTCTGTAGGTTCTTCAGCAATTACAGCAAGACCATGCTCTTTGTATGCAGCAAGCATTTCAGAGAAGGTCATTGATTTTTCTTCTTCTTGCTCAACTTCTTCTTTTTTTACTTCTTTTTTAGCACGAAGAAGTTTAAAGTCATGAGCATCAACCTTGTTGTTTTTGTTGGCATCAATTTTATGTTGATTGCCTTTTAATTCTTCTTCCAACATTTTTGGTTCTTGTTTAGCAGATTCACCAGCCAAAATTTTGGCAACTGCATCTGCAACATTTCTTGTTTTTTGGTTGTTAAATTGCATTTTAGTTCTCCTGTTTTTAGTTTTTATATGCAACCGATACGGCTCTGACATCACTTCCACTATTAACCTGAAGTGTATCCGTTATTTTTTTCTCTATAACTATTTCTGAATTGTTTAACATCGTAAAAGCTCCTATATTTGAACCAATGCCATCAGCAATCGTAATTAAATGTTCTTGTGATCCAGTATGCACTAATCTAACAACAACCGCATTATTTACGGTAGTATTTGATGCGCTGCTTAAAGCTATTTCATTTGATAAGACTTTAATCAGCATTAACAGTTCCACTTTCTTAACGCTTTATTGATGCGTGAATCCGGGTCATTGGCAGTTTTAGCAGAAGTCAGGCGCTTCTTCATTCCGCCCATCCGAGCACAAAATGATTTACGGCGATTGGCTGACTTTGAACCTGGTTTTAATTTGCTTGGTTTTGTTGTGACTGCCATAGAAAGTTTTGAACCTGGATTTTCACGGCGATACGATTCAATACCTTTGCGATTCAATCCACCAGATTCAGATTTGCCTTCTTTGCGTTGCCAGGCAGCAACTTCATCTAAGGCTTCTTCCGTGATAAATGATTTAAACGATTTCATCCTATTGGCCTCTTTGCTTTAAATGTTTTAATGTTGATACCTTTTTGTTTCAATACATTATCATTAAAATCACTCATTGATGTAGCATCTTCACCAGCACCAATTGCTTCTTCAAATGGTTTTTTATTCTGTTTTGTTTTCAATGATGGCCTTTGTGCATTTTCTCCACCTGCCGACAAAGATAAACCAGGTTCAATGCCTTTGTCAATTGATTCTTTTACTTTTTCTTTTTGGCGGGAGCGGATTTGCCCGAGCGTGATTTTTGGGGTTGGGGTTTCTTTGTTGGTGCCTTGGATTTCAATGCCGGTGCCTTTGGCGTACTCGTTGGCGCTGGTGAGCTCGGTGTAACCTTCTGTGATAAGTTGTCTGCTCTCTCCTGCGCTACTCTGGTTGACCCGTCTAGCGGATGAGTTTGACTCTCTGATTTGCCAAAAAGGTTTTTGATTAGATTCAACATTTTCATTCTCCTCATTTAATTTAATAACATAGCCATTTTTATAAGGCATGACTGTACCGTTACTTGTATGTGCTTCTCTTGCAGCTGCGGCACGAAGCATAAATGTTCTTACTTTACCACTTTTATCTTTTAGAAGTTTAATTTCTTTTTTCTTTTCTTCATCCAATTCAATTTCATCAATTCGTGTACCAAGCAACAAAAGGTTTAATGATGAAGAATCAGACAACTGATATGATTCAGATAATTTACCTTTGCCAAAGTTAGATACATTAATTGGTGCACCTTTACGCTCTGGATCTGGATCATGTCGGCGTTTGGCAGATACAGCAGATGCTCTTTCTTTTTTACTTAACTTAGCACGCTTTTCATTTGACATGCATTTTGGTTTTGCTTCGCCTGGTTCACGAGCACATGGGCCAATTGCTTCGCCTTTGCTGTTGATTCTTTTCCATCCACCTTTTGGATGTTTTGGATCAAACCATTGGCGCAAATCTTCGGTGAACACTTCTTCAAATTCTTCATTGACACCTTTCTTTGGTGTACCAGATGAACCTGATACAGGAATATTTGGTTGTTGTGGTTCTTCTCTCTGTACCTCAACAAGTTTATCGTGTATAGAACGGTGTGTTACTTTGCCATTACGACCATATCGGCCAAAACCATAATATTGTAAGCCTAACTTTCGAGCTTCTTCAGCTGCAGCGGAATCGGCATGAGGCGCTTGCTCAGCACCTTCTTTTGGTACTGGCAATTTATCAGACAAATCTAATTCGTGTGCTACCCACAATGATGCTGCTTCTGATTTTGGTGGCTCTGCTACAAATTGTTGAACATTTTTAAACAATTCTGTCATTTCATCTTTTTTAGCTTTAACAACATCAGGTGAGGCAGTTCTTAAATCTTCTGAGTTATCAAATTCAACATAACGGTCACCAAACATTTTTGCTAATTCTGGTCTTGCGTTTTGTACCGCTTCCCATTTTTGGCGGCGAATATCTTCTGGTACAGTTCGGCCGCCCCTTTGTCCTCTTTCAACATTTCTTTGTGCTGATACTTCATTATCAGTATTGACCATAATCAATGAAGTATCGTAGCCAATTTCTTCTAAGCGATCTTTAATTCGACCAATCTTTTCGTGGTCATCACCTGTACCGTTAATGATAAGACCATTACGGCCCATCAATGCTAAACGCTGGCGCAATTCAGTCATGTTCTTGGCTTTGCCACGAACCGTATCACGTTTTTCTTTTTCGGATTCAGGCATTGTTTTGTCGAGGCCTTCTTTGTCCATCAAAAACTCTAATGCTTTATCTGAATTGATTTCGGTGAGGCCGTGACCATCAAGTGTGTTGCTAAGGACATAATCTTTACCAGAACCAGGACCGCCTGCAAGAAAAACTGCTTTAAAAATGGCCTTATCATGTACACCTTCAGTAAGCAATTCTTGGAAATCTTCGTTTACATCTTCGTTCATTCCCATGCCTTTACGAACATGGTTAAACATTTCCTTTGCATGAGCATCAGTCATCGCTGAAGGAACACCTTTGCGAAATTCTTTGTAATTGCCATTTGAAGCATGCTCACGCATTTTACTTGCTGACATACCTTCTACACCTTCGGCATCTGGATCACGCTCACCAGCTGAATGAACTTCAATGTGTTTGAAATTAAAAGAACCATGTGGTCCTTTTACACCATTGTACTTGTGAAGGAGTTTGTGATATTCTTCGGCACGGTCTGAGCCGCCAACCATATGAAAATGTGTTACACCTTGTTTGTGTAATTTTGCGGCTTGTGCTAGGAAATTTGGTGCATCTGCGTCAGATGCAGATACATTGACGCCGGGAAAAGCACGTTTGGCGTGCTTTAATTTTTGTGCGGGAGAAAGAGGATTTTTCTTTGGATCTTGTGAGTGCGAAACAACGATATGTGCAGAACCACCAACTTTTTTGGCGACTTCTTGTACCTTGTTGACAAGTTTTTCATGGCCAACTGTGATTGGGTTCATACGCCCAAAGGCCATTACTGCATGTTTTTCTTTCTGCTCTAGCAGAAAATCGCTAAATTTCATATCTCTCCCGCCTCTACAGCGTTACATTGATATGCTATTTATATCTTTAATCAGTTCTAAATGACACCCAACCCTCATTGATTTTAGGAACTGAATCTGGCTGCATGACTATTCTTGTTGTTCCTATTTCCATAGGAATTTTTTCGCCAACATTGCCTTTATCAAAAACGATAATAGAATCGTAAACAGACATACATTTAACATTCCGAGTGAAATAATCAGGTTCTTTTTGGCCTCTAGTGTGATCGGCATTGATACTATCGATCATTTCTTTTGCAACATTATTAATTGATTCTGGTTCTTTAATACTTCCACCATGAGAATCCCAATATGCGGCATGAGTATCTTCAATAAAGTATATACCGTCATCTGCCAATTTTGGAAATAAAAATTGAAATGTTTTATTTACATGAGCAACATGATGTGAACCATCATCGATAATTAAATCGAATGTACCAAATTCATCAATTAAACTTTGTA